GCCGTTGGATGACACCATCAATTTCAACAATGAACGTCTGCTCAAACTCAGAGGTTGGCGGCGGAGTCATATCAAAAACTGTGTCGCTACCGCTGATTGCTCCATTCAACAGTGTGCCAGAAGCAGTGCTGTAGGATTGCGGAACAGATGGGACACTTCCTGCTGAGGCCAAAGCGGCGTTTACCTGACCCAGCGTGACCGCATCGCTTGACTCAACAGCATCAAGAACATTCCGAATGTTTAGGTTAGTCGCATCCCAGAATGCACCTGAAGCATCTTTTTGCAACGCATCGCCAATACCCAGTTCATCGTTTTCTTGCTGGGCAAACAGGATCTGATTGTGGTTGGCGTTGAGGTCAGATGCTTTGAGGACCGATCCGTTTGAAAAGATCCGAGCAGGTGAAGATACATTTGTGTCTCGGAAAACACGGATTGTGTCATTGACCGCAATAGCACTACTTACCGCTGAATCAGTAATCGTGACTGTAAGCGTTGGTGAGGTAGTGACTTCGTATTGAGTTGAGGTCAGGGTAATTACTGTGGCATCTGCTTTTTTGATGGTCACAAAGATGTCTTCAGTGCTAACAAACTGAAGGTTAATGTTGCTGTAAACTGTTTGCCCACTGGTTGTGGGGTTTACTTCAATGAATGAAAGTGCCATTATCTACTAGTACTCCCGTCACGATCAATGAGGTTAGTGTTACTGATGCCCGCAGAGATGATCTGTTCCAATACGGGTAATTTAAGAAGAGGAATTAACGCCTGAATGTCTCGGAGGTCTTGTTTACTCCAGTCATTCTTGTCACTGAGAATGTTGCCTAGCGTTCCTTGCAGCACTGAGCCAAACCGTTGACCAATGCCCCAAGCAACCGATCCAGTCAAGACATTCAAGTTGCCTTCAGTGTTTCGGATGTATTTGTTGAAGATTGGCTCTTTGCCGGGAATGATGCCAGCACCGCCCATTGCCATTGCTCCAGTGTCAATCAACATTGGGAGAATGCTGGAGTAACTACTACGAACAATCGCAGACTTCCATGTGTTTTCAAAACTGGTCCGTTCGGCAATCCATGCATCAAACTCTTCTGGGGGAACCGAGAAGGATCGGGCGTAGGTCAAGCCGAGGTAGGACAGGTAGCCCAAGCCTGCTGATGCAACCATATTGGCGGCTTCTGTGGCATCACCGCGAGCAATACCAGCAGCCAACTGTTTTGATTTGGAAGCAAGGGTAAAGACTCGGAACTGCATCAACGAGCGGATCACAGGGTTCATGCTGACCCATCCCGGCATATCAGTAAACTGCTGACGCTGCACAAGGCTGTCCATCTTCCGACGCATGCCGAGAATCAAAGCGTCGTACGCACCCTGATCCACGATCTTTTCAAAGTTGACATCCATCGCTCGAATGCCCAAAGGTGTTTCGATTACCTCAACTACGTCTGGACGGCGAAGTTCTTTGGCAATACGCTTTGCCATGTCTTCGTCAATGCCCAGTTGAGCAAAGCGTCGAACATCATCACGCCAGAATGATCTTTGCAAGACAGGGCCAGCATCAGGATCAAACTTGTACGCCACATCTACAAAGTGCTGGAAGGTTGACTTAACACCCCATCGTCGCAAGAACGTATCCATTGGGATAATGGCAAGTGGGTGCAGCATTGACACTTCCCGTGCCCAGTCAACAAACCTTTCAGGCTTGGAGGCTTGGCGTAAGTGCCCATCAAAGCCCATATCGTCAAGACGGCGAATCACATGGTTGGCGTTGTCGTAATCAATACCCACAGCAGTATGGGTGTACAAGGCTCTGCCCAAGCGATCCACTGGTTCTAGGCCGGGGAGACCTTTAGCCCTCCGAAGGCCCAAGAAAAGAGTTTTACGCATTTCTCCGATGTCAAACTGTGTCATTGCAGCCCGAAGGCTGTTTTGAATCATGTTGTTGCCAATCTCAGGCAACTGGGCAAGGCCGAGATATCCACCAATAGTGGCCTGACCAAGACCCTGCATGAACAACACACTCCGAAGAGTTGACCCTTTCGCCTCTCTGTAAATGGGCATACCAGTAGTAGCACGCCACCACATAGACACATTTTCTTCAATGAAGTCTGCGGTTCGGTTGTTGTCAGCGTACTTGGCAAGGTGTGCTGTTACTTCGTCAACCGACATTGACCCATCAGCCGCACCCGGAAGTTTGCCGAATGTGTTGGGATGCTTTTGAGCCATGACCTGCAAACCCTTGCGAATCTCAATCGCACCAATTAATCGTTGGGCATATTGAGAGACAATTTGGCTTGGGTCATTTTGGAAGAAGTCAGAAATGCGTACACCAGACAACTGGCCCATATCTGCTTCACCCACATAGCCTTCATTCATGGCAATACGACGGCGACCTGACGAGACAACTGGGTCATGCATTTCACCACCAGCCATCTTCAGCATTTGATCAATCAGTTCTTCTTGGTCATTACCCAAGTCTCGCATCAAGGATTCTTTGTTGCGAGCAATCCAACCCTTGGTGTTCTTGTAACTTGACTTGCCAATTGGGTCCGTCATGAAGTCAACGATTCGTTGAGCAGCCGTACGGGCTACAGAAATCTCTTTGCCTTCTATGGTTACAACCTTGTTAGACCCAAACTTTGTGGCATTGGGGTGGCTTAGGATTGCACGCTCAAAGTAACTAACCAAATCATCTTTGTTGTACTTCGCAGCCTCAGTTTGTTTGTAAATACGAGTGAAGTACTGAGGGTTGTCTGCCAGTTCATCAGGAAGAACTCCGTACTGTTTGGCATACTTGGCAAGATCCTCGTACACCTCACGAATACCTTGAATGGCAAGACGCTCAGGTGCAGGCAGGTCTTTTAGTTCAGAAGCAGGAGTAATCCGGTGAGTTCGTACGACTTCTTCAGGATCAAGTTTCCTACCTTCCTTTGCCGCCATTTCTACAGCCTCGTTCAGTTTGGACTGCATTCGGTACAGAATGGCATCGTGACGGTGACGAACCACTGTTGTGATGTTCATCGGACCAAGACCCATGTTTTCAAAGAACAGAAGACCAAAGTCTCTAAGTTCCTGAACTGACGATCCTTGGAAGCGTGCAGAGATTGGGGCCGTAATGATGCTCCACCACTTAGATGGACCCCACTCTCCTTTGTGTTGACCATTGATAAACCGTGCGATTGACTCTCGTACACCCTTACGATCTACAGTTTTACGAGCAGTAGTCAAACCTTCGGCAAGGTCATCCACTGATACTTCTGGCCCGACACCCCGCTCACTTGGACCCCCTGACGGATCTTTTTGGTTGGGCTTGGCACGAAGGGTTTTTTCTTTTTGTCGGCGGATTGCTCTCTTAACACCGGCCCCGTCAACTGCGGCTTCACCAGATGCACGCAACGGATTCAAAATGTCATCATCAATCCGAAGTTCATCAATGCCGCTAAATGGTTCTTCACGGTTGAAGTTCTTTTGCTCCCACTCGGCAATCCGCTCCTTTAAGATTTCTTTTTGCTTTTTCTTGGAGAACTGTTTGCCAGTTTTGGGATTGATCAACTCGTCTCGATTCAAAACCTTACGAAGACCCGCAACTCGTTTGAGTTGATTAAGTGTGGCTTTCTCAAGGTTACGCATAACCTGCTGCTTCACCATTTCTTCGGTGGCTTCTGTTTCATCAATAATGCGTCGTGCGTTAAGGTAGTCCTTCAGTCGTTTATTTTGAGTTTGCCTAGTTACCTGCCTGCGAACATCAGACATTGAACGTGGCACAGTAGTAGTACGACCCACGGACTTTTCAAGTCTAGCCCGTGCAGCATCTCGGACTGCTTTGCGTGTTGTGGCTGCTGCTTCTTCTTCTGCTTTGGCAATCAACCGCTCTTTGAGGTTCTCTTTGAGTTTCTTGACTTTTGCCCTGCGGCCTCGGATTCCCGGCAAACTCGGATCACCAATCTCACGGCGGTACGTTTCACGAAGAGTGCTTTCCGGCATGTTCTCTACGTCACGAGAAATTTTGGCTCGCTGTACAGGTGTAACCTTGGCTCCAGTTTTCCGACCGTATGCTCGGAGTTGCTTGGCATCCATGCCATCAATTTTGCGAAGTTCTTTGGCAAGGGCTGAACGGAACGCAGCCGTGTTGTCCACAGTCTTACGGAGGTTAACTCCAGCAGAGCGTGCAGCAGCCCGAATCTCATCATCAGACAACTTTGCCAGTTCATCAACAATCTTGGGCAGTTCAGTTTCACGGAAAACTTTTGCGTCGTTCATACGACGAGCAGCAGACCGACGAGCCTTTGCGTTGACTTTCACACTGTCTATGATGGCTTCTGATGCTTCAGGCAACGCTCTTGCCAAGCCATCGGCAACCGCTTCTCGGGCCATTTCTTCTGCTGCACTCTGTACTGTTTTACCAACGTCGCTTAACATCCACTTAGGTTTTGCATATCCGATGCCTGCACCAATTGTGCCGGACAATCCAATTGCCATAATTGCATCAATAGGCCGGAGTGTTTTGTCTGAGGAAAACAGGATTGCTTCACGCGGAGTGTCAACAAAAGCGGCAAGTTGCAAGCCCCTTAGCATGCCTTGTTGTCGCAAAGTCAGATCAGTTCCTTTTGCCGCTACCGATGCCAATGAACGACCAGACATAGCCATTCGATAAGCACTGTTGACAGTTTTGACACGGTTTGCCAGTGTTGTAAGCCCGCCCGTAGGGCCAAGAACAAAGTTAGCACCAATGGTCAAGGGGACGAGTTCGGCTGCGTGACCAAGCATAATTGCAGCCATACCACCAAAGGTTTCCAAGCCACCACCACGAAGCATTTGATCGCGTGACTGAATGTTGAACCGAACGTCATTGACTTGATTCAAGAACTCAAGAAAGTTGCTAGACCCTGCGGACCTCAACCGATCTCTGCTGTATTCTGGAATGTCTGATGCATACCGATCCATCATTGCATCTGTGACAAAAAAGTCAGGGTCTTCGGTAAACCGATCATCAAAGAATCCGTAAGTCGAGATATCTCGAATCACGTTGGCTGTTGCTGTTTCAGTAAGAAGTGCCCGACCAATCTTGTCAAAAAATGACATGTTGCGATTGAGGGGCGAGTTGGGGGCACGATTGTTTGCACTAATCAATGCTTGACGAGTCAGCAGGGATGGATTAACGCCTACAGACTCCTGTTCCCGCTGAGTTGGTTGGGGTGAGGGTATGAGGCTTGGCTGTGTTGTCTGCCGAGTTAGTTCAAACTGTAACCGACTCATTCATCTTCCTCTTTTGGTTCAGGCTGTGGGAACACATCGGGATACAGGCTACGAGGATCAGCCATAAACGAAAACGGATTGCCAAGGATTCGCCGTTCTTCATCAGTCATTTCAGCGTAAACCCGGTATGCACCTTCTGTCTTAAACGGGAAGGTTCCGTATACGGTTTCTCCTTCTGGAGTAAGGAACTCGCCCCTGTTGATGTATGTCTTCAGTTTGTTCGGACTTGAGTTTCCAAACTGGGATTCGGCCCGACGCAACTCTGCTCGCCCCTCAGGAGAAGCCGCCAACATTCTGCGGACAAGAACAGCCCTACGACCAGCGTTGGCTCTGTAGTTGCCCTGCTCTCCCGGCAGCACCATGCCATCATCGACGTAACCAAAACGACGAAGAATTACCTTTTCGATCTCTTCTTCAGTGTCGCCTTCTGCAATCATATTGGCAAGAATCATGCTTTCAACAACAGATCCTTCAGAGCCGCCAATGGCTCGCCCAAACGCAGAGGGACCAGAAAAGAGTCGGCTGACCATCGTTCCTAGTTTGCCCTCAACCAAAGCCCGTTCTCTAAACACTTCAGGCAGTGGAACTGAAGCATCGCCCATCCACGCAAAGTTTTCCCCCAATGCCTCCTTTACTTCTTGTGGCAAGTCTTGGTAAGCAAGCAAGGCTGCGGGAGAGGTCAAAGTCATCCGAAGATCAAAATTATCGTCTTGCAGTGGGTTACCTCGGAAGTCCTTATCGTAAAGTCTCCGAGCCAGTTCAGGCAACCCGCCTTTTTGTTCTGCGATGGCTTTTGCTTGGGGCAGCCGAGACTCATTAAATCGTCTCAATGCAGTTAGCGCATCTCCGGCTGGAAGCGTAACTTCTCCGGGCTGAAGATCACCAAAGTCATCTGGGGCTACCTGTTGCAACACAGTTACATCTGGTCCGCTCAACGAAAGAGTGTCAGCCAAAATGGTCCGGCCCTCACGGCTAGTAGAAAGAAGAGCAATCATGCCCTCTTCAATAAATGCGTTGTCAAAATCGCGTTGAATTCTTTCTTCCTCTGCTTTTGTTGCGGCATCTTTTTTGGCTTGCTCGCGGCGTTGTACTATTTTTCGGTTTGCGGCGGCAAATGCCTGTTTTCTTGCTTCTTCTCTTGCAGTGGGGTCATCAAGCGTGTCTAAAATTGCCAAAGTTTCGGATAGTTCTTTACCTTCTCGAACTTCTTCTGGATCCGGCGGACCCTTTGGATATTTCAACTTAAGTTGGTAGGATTTTTTGTACGCCATCAGTTGGGCAATGCTAAACGTCGAGCCGTTGTCTAAATACGAGTCATCTTTCATTTCAATCCTGAATGAAGTCATGCTGCTGTCCGCAGGAACAAATGCACGCACTTTGAATTTATCAGAACCTTCAGAGTACTCCGCAATCATGTCTTCAGTCAAAAATGCTCCAACATGACCTCGGGCAATGCCTTCAACAATTAACCCTTCAGGCTTCTCTGACCCAAGCAGCCGTTGAGCCAACTTCAAGTCGTTTTTATCGTAATCACCTGTGGTAACTCTACGAGTGTCTTCAAGTTGGATTGGTGTATTTGCGTAGTACTGACGGCTTCCTCCAACGAAGAAAGTTTGGCTTTCCAAAAACTCCATTGCGTTACTAATGGCTCGATCAGGAGTAATTAAAAGTCCGCCATCTGCATTGTCCGAGCCGCCCAAGAACATAAAGACTTGAGCCAGTCTTTTGATAACCAAGTCATCACCATTTTCTTTTTGATCAGGTGTGACTCGATCTGCAAGTTCTTGGTCAAATGTTGCACCCGTTGTAATGCTCGGAAGTTCCTGTTCTAAGCGACGGAATCTATCGGCAACTCTTGCTGCTGCGTTTTGAACTGTGAGTGCATTTTCAGGTTGCCGCACCAACATGTGGATTGCACGCATCATTAACTCACCTTGTTCTCCAACTCCTGCATCTGTAGTCAATTGACGAGAGTGCATTCGAGTGTTGTACGCAGCCCAAGTATCGTAAGCCTCTGCAATTGGTCTGAGAGCATTTGCGTTCGCCTCTGGGTCATCCAGTGGTGTATAACTACGGATTGCAGCAATACCGGATTGAATTCTGGCTACTGATTTTGGAATTGTCCCAAACCTGTCAGCCGCAAGTGCTTCTGCCGCAGGGCCAGCATCTCCGATGAAGTTGTTGATCGCCGTCTGTCTTGCTGACTCGTAGGCATCTTTAATATTGATGGTTGCTGTTTTAGTTGGGTCAAGAGTAGATTGAAGAGTCACGTTAAGACCTGAAGCGTCTATTGAAAAGGTCACGTTGTTCGTACTACCTTGCTCCGCCTCTTCCATAATCCCAGAAATAATTGCAATAGGGTCGCCACCAAGTGCTGCGGGAAGTGAATCCTTACCTCGACCATCAACACTGAAGACAGTGCCAAAACTTTCTAGCAGTCTGGCTTCAACTGTTTTCGCGTAACCAGTAACCTGACCCTGTGCCGTTCGGCCTCGGCCTGCTGCTCGAACATCATCAATTTTCTTTTGATTGGCAAAGTAGTACTCACGAACTTCTTGGTTATTTTCAAGCAAGTCACCAAGGTCTGGGTTACTCAAAGCAAACAACGCAATTTCGGTAACCGAGTCTTCCATTGCTGCAAGATCAATCAAGGCTTTGCCAAAGACTGTTGGATAAGCATCTTCAGAGTAAGTCTGCCCGTAGCCGTCCTGCAACAAAACATTGAGTTGATCAGTAACTGCCCGTGCGTAATCGGCTTCTCCTTGTGGAGTGGTTAGATCAAAACTGTCTGCATCATCAAGAGCATTCCCCAAAATCATGCGAAGTTCGCCACGAACGCCTTCCAGCCGCTTATCTTCCGCAGCCCCTTGTAGCCAACGTGCGTGATCCGCTTGGACTCGATCTTGGGCATTTTTTGCCAGTCTGTTGAATGCACGGTTAAAAGCGTCAGGCCGACCACCCGCTTTGACAAGACCCGCAAACTCGTTGTATCGCTTTTGCAGGATTTCGCTTAGGTGCGACTGCCAGCCATCTGCTTTTAGGTATCCGGGGTCTGCTCGCAAAGTTTCAACTTGCTGCTGCCAGTCCAGCATTGCTTGCTCAACCGCGTAAGTTCCGTAAGCGATGCTAACACCCTTCAACTGAGGAGGAGTAGCACCAGTAAGTTCCCCCTTTTTCTGCATCTCCTCAAAGGGCTTTGCTCCCTCTCGAAGTCTCCTTAGAGCCTCGTCACGAGTGTCTTTCTTTTGTTGTGTCCTTCTTTCCTTACTGACTTGTGCGTAACCAAACAGTGTCTTAGACAAATCACCCAAGGCACGGCCCATGTTTTCCAAGTCTCTCGCACCCTGCATGTCAGGCTTGGCTGGCTCTGGCAACAACTGTGGAGCCTGCGGTGCGTTTTCTGCTGGAGTAACACGAGTATCCACAGGCTGTGAAGTGACACCCAACTGTGGTGCATTGAGGGCCGGAGCCTGCAAATCACCAGATCGTTTTTGTGGTCTTTTAGCCATGTGTGGTTCCTTTAGGTCTTGAAGAACGGAATCGCAAAGTTGGCAGCCTGAGCAACGCTGCTAAGGATGTAAGGAGCAGAAGAAGGTTGAGTAACTTGACCCTGCGGTGTTGGCAATTGGACTGGAGCCAAGGGTGGGGGAAGTTTGCTGTTAAGTGCAGATTGATACGAAGCACGGTATCCAGCCATCGTTGCCTGTTGCTGGAGGATCTCGCCTTCCAAGTTGGCAAAAGAGTTGGTGTTGGCCTCATCTTCTAACTTGGCATAGCCATCAGCCATCAACGCAATGCTGTTGCCAGTTACTCCAGACTCAGCAGCCGATGCTTTGCCAAACGCCATTTGAGATGCGGCCTGCTGCGAAAACTTGGTGACGTTCTGCTTGGTTGCCAACTCTACTTGCTTGACTCGATTTAAGATTGATCCGAACACGTTGCCGAGGGCTTGCTCACTTGAGACTGCCATTGCGGTGTACTGGTCTGCTTGGAACTCTGCCAGTTGGGCTTGATAAGCAACCATACGTTCGTAGTTGATACGACCAACGGCTTCGGCCTGTCGGTTGTACGCAGCCTGTTGTGCAGCCTGTCGCCGCGCTGCTCTACTCTGTGCCGCTCCTCCAGCAATAGAAGCAACACCGCCAACAAAGGCAATTGGATTACACATGGTTTAACCTCGCAAACTCGATAAAGGGCATTTGATTTGGCCCCATTAAACGTCGTGCAATAAAGTTGTATCCGAGATATCTAATGAATCGCATGTGAACCTCATTCCTTTCGTCTACGACGTTTGCGGTTAATTGGTAGGGACGTACCAGTTCTTTGTGAAATGGCACACAAGTCTTCATAAAGGCGTACCTATGGTTAGCAATATTGTCAGTGCCAAGCATCCAGATGGCTGCTGCTCCATTGCTGTAAGGCACACACCCCAGTAAGGCTGAGGGTTCGTCTTCGTACATCCATGTGTAGCAGGGAGCGGACTCGCGGAACCCCTGACGCAGAGACGTAAAGGCATCTTTGCCCAACGCCTCGATTTCGTCGCGGTCTGCCTGTCTCAGGTTGTTGTAGACGGCGGCGACATGTGATTTCTTTGACTCAACGATTCCGGTCACTGTTGTTGCTCGATCCTAGTGGTGTACTGTGCTTCAAATTCCGCTGACTGGATATTACTAGGAAGTGCCGACGAATTGATAATTTCAATCTTGGCATTCTGAGACTTCAGGAAAATCGGAATGCGGAAGGAGCCAGTCTCGCTGGGAATATTGTCAAGCGTTGCAGTTGCCGCTAAGAATCTACCGCTGAACGGGTAGTCAATCGGCGTACCGTCAGCACCCCCGACTTGCGGCGTAACACGAAGAGTAAACGAGGCTGTATCGTCGTACTCCAGTGTCATGTATCGCAACTGGTGGCGACCTGTAGACACAACGTCAATCTTGCCGTCCTGCGTTCCTCGCTTCAACAGAGGCTTGGAAAACTCGTAAGTCATGGTGTAGGGCAGCCCGAAGAACACCGACACTCCAGCGTCTACGACAGAGTTAACAACAATAGTGGTATTGCCACCGGCTGCTGTAACACTATTGATGGTAAGTACTTCCCCACCTTGAGTAACTGCGTTGTATGTCAGTGAGGTGTCTAATTCTGTACCAGTAATGGTGTAAGTAGTGGTGGTTTCGGTCGCACTTGTTCGGTCTGCAATCAAAAAGCGTCGGTCCAGTGTGGTGACGTAAGTTGAGCCTGTGTCCTTGAGGCCGGTCTGCAAGTCCATGCGTTCCAAGAATGTCTTACTACCCCTTTTTACCAACATGAACAGGGATGTTCCAACAAACTGGATATTGACAACAGTGGCGTTACTAAATTCAAAAGTAAACCAAGCAGACTGTGTTTTGCCTCTATTGGTATTGTTGTACTTGTAAACGTAAAGTTTGGTTGCACTAGCCGCTTGGATCACAAGTAGGTTTTCATGAGTAGAGGTCACAGCACGCTTGACTGTCCCCTCGATAAACTTAGGAACTTGCTCTGTGATGTCTAACGCATCAAACTGGATGTCTGCCGCTGTGCCAGCCTTGAAGTACTCTCGGTATCCAGAGAACGACCCACGCTTAAATGCAAAGAACAAAGACGCACCAGCCGGAACGGGGGCTGAAGTAGTATCTGCATCAAAGTCCGTCACATTAGTAATCGACACAGTAAGTGGAGTCAGCACTGTTTCCCCTGCCAAAGAGAACTGGGCACGTTGCGAGAAGAGCATGAGACGATCACTAAATGGAACAGCCCGATCTAGTTTGGCAATCTCTGTTCCACCCACCCCTACATCAATGGTGCTGGAGTCCAGTAGTTGGGTAACGGTGGTTCGGAAGAAGTTGAAGAAAAAACCAATCTCGGAAAGCGTTACATTTTCTCCGCTTGTTGCTACAAGTCGATTCTTAAACACCGTAATGTCTGTGATGGCTTGACCGATAAACGAAGGTAGTGGGTTTGTAAGATCATCGCCAGTCGTGCGGTCAGCAAACTTGAACGTGGCCCAGTCAACAGTGGTTTTGATGCTTCCTGTAGCGTTGGGAATATCGGCGGGGTCAACAGGTTGCACACCGTCTGCTGTAGTAAATACAAACGTACCATTAGGTTGTCGCACCAAGATGTGTGGCATTGTTTTGTAGTCGTACTTAAATACAACTCCGGGCCTTGGGCACTCTACCCACTTACCTTTCACCATCGTTCCAACGTCAGGGTTGGTGAAGGCTCCATTGGTGTCTTTAGCCAAACTGGTGGACAAACCATCTCCAAAAAATTGCACATAGTAATCGTCAACTTGTGATTCAGGGTTGCCCTCAATCTTGACAATCATCATGTGCGGTGCGGTAGGAGGAAGGCTGCCAAAGAACGTCGTGGCCTCTCGGATAACCGTGGACGCTGCATCACCAAAAGAGTCTGAGCAGGTTACCGTAAAGTCGGTAGTGTTCGCATCAAGGTGAATGACACCGTTGGCGTGTTGAGCAGTAATGCCAGAAATTCCACTAAGTCCTGAACCAACACTCCCTGCAACATAAGTGTAACCCGTGTGTCCACTGACATCACCATCTACCAAGATTTCTGCAACTGTGCTGATATCAGCCACCTCACCATCGGAGCCACCTTCAAACAAAACTGCTGCTGTTTCAGCATTTGCACTTCCCACTTTGACTGTAATGCTAAACGTGCTGTCCAGTCCGGGGGCTGCGTTAAGCCGAATCAATGCTTCTTTTTCTTCGTTGGCTTGAAGACGAGAGTTAGGTGCTACATCAGCAGCCATCGCAGGGGTAATCGCTGTGTTAACAATGAATGTCACATCACCAATCGTAAACGCACGAAGAACTGCACCGGGATCTGCAAGGTCGTTTGCATTGCCGGGAGCATCAAGATCGTTACCAATGTAAAAGTCATCACTAGCAAGGTTATTGTCGATGTACACCGTTCTCGATGTGCCATCAAGCGTGTTGATTGTTAGGCCACCGTTACCGTCTGCAATAATAACAAACTCTTCGTCGTTGTCTCGACGCACAAAATGAGTAAAAGCATTGGCGTTGATGTCAATACTGTTTGTTCCGTTTTTGATCTCGGTAACGTGGTTAAGTGGAGGTCGCTTGATTAGACCACCCACCATCAATGGCATTGCGTTTACTTGGTTTTCGCATTGATTGACACCACGTTGTGACACAGGTTGTTGCGACACTCCGCCGGTAAGATCGGGAACAGAAGTAAGGATCAGTGGCATTAGAGCAGACCCCGTTGTGCATCCCCTCGTGCCACGATTCGGAAGATGTCGTAGTTTTCAAAGATGGTGTGGTCTGATGTATCCATCTCAAACTCTTTCATCAAAGCCAAAGCACGAATCTCGTCGGCTCGGCTAAACGCATGATGCTTTTGTGAGCCAACCATACGGTCTTGGAACACACGAGCAGCCTTGATTGTTATGTAGCGACGTACTGCTTCTGGTAGTTCGGTAAACAGCAACAAGAAAATGACTGTTACCTTTACTTTCTTCTCAAACTCAAACGTGTTCTTTGATCGGTTAAACAAGCGTGTTCCACGCTGAGTGATGTCTCGATTGTCAACTGTAGATTGAACTGTGTCTGAATCTGTGTTACGGGCACGAGGATCAATGTCGATCCGTACCACGTTAGTAGGAAGCACAATTTGCTTGTCGGTATCTGGCACAAACTCAACGTCGTGTTGGGTGTTGAAGTGCCAACCCATTGTTTGTACTTCACGATTGATTTCTAATAGGATGTTTTGTGCAATAGCAGCATCAGCATTTGTTTGCCCATCGAGCGTAGTTACAGGTGGTTCACCAATAGCACTAAGCATGGTGTTTACCGCATTAAGTTCCGTGGTCATTTGAACAGACATTGATGCTCCTTTTGCATAAGAATAGGGCCACCCATAGCAGAACTACGGGTGGCCCCAAGTGGAGAACTCAGACGAGTTTAGTGTAACCGATTAGGCAACACTGTCAACCAACTCGTAGCAACATTCAGGACGCAGAACGCCGTGACCCATTGCGTACTTGGCAAGCATGAGCGTACCCATGCGTTCCATGAAGTACTCAGACTCCATAGACAGGTCCATCAACTTCACAGTACCCACGCCTTCGGTTTGGAAGACAATACCTTGGGTCTTAGAGAAGTCAACGCCGGAGTAGCCGCCCTGCGACACGCCGAAGACATCGTTGTTGATGGAGTTGTCACCCAAGTTTGTGTCCTGTGACGAAGATTCGTCAGCAGTTGGCAAGTGAGTAGACTTCAGGATGCGAACACCAGCAATCTCGACCAACTCACCGCCGGACAACGAACCGTTGCCTTCTGGGTTGAAGTCGCGGTTGATGGCATCCTTGTTCTCAGTCAGCAACTTGTAGTAGTTATCTGGGCTGAGAATGCAGAAGCGACCTTCACGAGACACGTTCTTGGTGTCCATCAGGTTTGCAGCCTTAAAGATGCCTTCGTAAAGTTGGCTACCCACAGTTGCAGTAGCACCCGTGTTTTGGCCGTACTGACCTTCGGAGTTAATTTCCGTGCCGACACCAGAAGAGCCATCAATATTGATCACACCACCGAGATACTTGTTAGCAACAATGTCAGCAGCACTAGTGAGATCGCTACTGGAGAAACGATCTCTGACTTTTCGTGCCCCTGCAATGACGGTACGGAGAACAGCCCTGTCCGCGTGGTAAGCCAAAGCCCGTCCGATTTCGGTGGAGTAAATTCCACGCACATCGTAGTGGTTCTTGGCTTCATCAATGTCAGCA